TTAAATCCCGGCATACATCCCACTTGCTTGCTTGATACCAGCTTTGCTTAAACGGTGGCGCGTCAATGCCCATCCGCTCCAATGCCCGATAGCAAAGATGGATGCAATCAATATGACCATCACTACCGTCAGCGCCAAACCGATACGGCATTCCAATCAAATCACTGCAATCGGACATTGTTTGCGACTGGCAAGTTGCCTACAAGTTTTTTGGTTAAAGAACGCCTTGGAATATCCGTTCCAACAGCGTCTAAAACTGAGCTGACTTGCAAATTTAGCGATACGTTGTCCCAAGTCCCACCAGTGATCTGCCCGGTGTAACTATGTACGCTTTGATGTGTGCCGCTGGACGGATTTGTTGAATCTATAATTAAAACCTCAACTTGAACAACATAATGATCTTTGATCGCTAAGACTGCCCATCCACGAGATAAATCATTGTTTGGAAAGACAAGACTAGCTTCCATGCCGTCTCCCGTACGGTTTACGGTTACACCAGAGAAACCAAACGGCACAAAGCCATATGAGTTACTCTTGTATGTCATATCCTGATTTATGAAAAAGTTCTGAAAACGGAATTGCACATACAACCCTTTATCGCTACCTGGATCATCTCGTAGAGCATTGATCGTTACGACATGCCCTAAAGCGTACTGACTTCCCTTAATTTCTTCGCTCATATTCCAATCCTCTTACGTGTACTGCCACTCATCTGTAAACGCTTCAGGGTTTGCTGTTCACCTTGTTTAGCACCTTGCTGTGCAGCTTGCTGCATTCCAGCCTGGAACTGATCAGCGGTCACATAATCAATGCTATTGATTCGCTCCACTGTGTAACGAACATCAATTGCAGCGGCAACAGCAGTTTCACCTCCTCCTTCTCCCATTGCTTCAGCTGCGCCAGATTCTGGGATGACAGAACCACCGCGACTGCCGCGTGAATAACGCGACATTGCAGTACGCATTTTAGATTCAGGAATGACATATTCAGGCTCGCCACCTTCACCAATCAAAGCGTTAGTTGGGCTTGAAACATATCCGCCTTCTGCCAAACCAAAGTTTGGTCCAGCAACACCCTTGCCAGTCAAAGGATCAAAAAAGTTGTCTCCGCCCATATTCCCACCACCAGAAATGCCAAGCGCTTTCATGATCGTGCCGTACAAGATCATTGCTAATTGCTGGGCAATAATCTGTGCAGCCATGTTCATAAAATGCTCAGCAACCGCAGACATCATGTCGGCTAATGCTTCTTTTGCGCTCTTGCTGCCAGTTACAACAGAAACAAAAGCGTTGCTAAAAGCGTTGCCAATAGCGGTAGCACCTGCAGCAACTTGATTTTCAAGTTTGAGCAACTCGTCAAGCTGCTTTTGCATTTGGAACCCAGGGTCAGACTCCCTGCGTTTTTGCGCAGCGGCTTCCATCTTTTTTCTTTCATTTTCTGCTTTTTGTTTTTGCTTATTGTCGGCATCAATTCCTTTTTGCCTGAAGTCCAAAAGCTGTTTTTCGAAACCTGCTTCTGCTTTTAACAATTTGATTGCTTGGGTTCTTGGCTTGTGGTCAGCTTCAAGAATTTTTTGCTTGGCTATTTGAAACTCTAAAGACAGTTTTTCTAGCTCTGTAATTTCGCCTTCTTGCCCTAGCAACCTGTTGTTTAGCTCAAAAAGTTTCAAAGACATGTCTGGCTTAGATTCTTTGCCAGCTGCAGCATTGGCTCCGCTTGGCAATGCTCCATTTGTAGGTTGAATTACATTTGCAGCCGGAGGCTGTGCCCCTGGCGGTGCTGTAGCACCACCTATTGTTGCCAAAGTTTGAATGCCTCCAGACAACTGGTTTGCAATACCTGAAGCTGCACCACCAACAAAGTTTTTAACAGCGCTAAACCCTTTTCCGGCAAGTTCTATAAGTATCTGAAGCGGTCTAGGAAGTGATGCAAATATGTTGGATAATATGCCTGTGATTACTTGCCCAATTGATTTAAACGCGTTTATTGTTCCTTGTCTGATAGCAAGTACAAGGTTCATAACCTTGCCTACAGCGTCAGCCAAGCCATGGCCAAGCACTGTAAACATTCCAGTAATTACATCAGTGGCAAAACTTGCAGCATTCATTACAGCCTGAAAACCTTTTTCAAGCTCAAAGGCTAAATTCACGTTTTCGCCGAAAGGCGCCAGCTCTTGAAAAAAGTGATTAACCCCTGCAATTAATCCGCGAACAGGAGCCATGACGGCTGCCAATGCAGCACCAAAAACCTCGACCGTAACAGCAGCAACTTGAAAAGTCCCTTTGAGCAATAAACCTAATTCTGATTGATCGGCAAAGATATTTGTAAAAGCGTTCTGCAAACGATTTAAAGCACCATTGATTGTGTCGCTAGCTTCGAATGCTGCTTTAGCTGCTGCGCCTTGCGAGTTCTTTTGATTTTCAAGTAACTGATTGTATTTTTCTGTATTATTTAACAACGCTAAAATTGATGGGCCAGCTTCAGTGCCAAATGCTTTAATTATTGAACCTGCATCAGCGCCAGATGCTTTTATTTTTTCTAATGTACCGGCTAAGCCGTCAGAAGCTAGCGTTGAACTGTTTACAGTAATTCCAAATTTTTCAAGCTCTTTGCCAACCTTGCCCGCTGCAATTTGTGCAAAGGCAGTTTTCAATGACGTAAATGTCACTTCTGCTCCTTGACCGCCTGCTGTAATTTGCGCGACTGCAGCATTTACCTCTTCAAGAGGGACACCTAACGCAGCCGCAACAGGCGCAACTTTTGCAATGTTTGCTGCATACTCACCAATAACGATTTTGCCGTCATTTTGCGTTTGTATGAAACCATCAACCAACTTGGCCGCTTTAGATGCTTCTAAGCCATAAGCGTTCAGAACAGACGTTGTTGCGTCACCCACAGTGTTGATGTCACTAAAGCCACCAGTTGCGCCAAGACTTGCCGCTTTTAAAATGTTGGCGGCATCAGCTGCATTTGTAAAACCAGCTGAGGCGACATCATAAGCCGATTTTGTCAAGTCAAGAACACTTGCTTGCCCTGCTAACTCACGACTGACCCCAGACAAACGTTTGGTCAAATCATCGCTATTTACACCAAGACTACGAACTTTAGCTTCAGCAAAATCTTGCTGAGCTAAAACTGAAAAAACTTGGCCTAAGGATGCAACACCTGCAATGATTGCAGAAACAGGGCCAAGCGCCGTTTTTATAGCTGCGCCAACTGATCTAATCCCTACAACAGCTGCTTTAGAACCGCCAGCTGCTGCAAAACCTGCCTTGCCTAAACCACGCAGGCTTGAGCCAGTGCTTTTTATTGCGCCTTGCGATCGGTTAAAAGTATCGTTTAGTTTTTTTGCGGAATTGTTAGCACTATTGAGCGCCTTAACCGCCTGGGCAGAGTTGACTTTTAAAAGAACGTTGGCAACTGCCACAGCCACTTTGCAGCGATGGCCTTATTCTACCTCCGCCGCATTTTTGCGCGATCCATTGCCCTCTCTTCTCTTTCGCCTTTTAACTGGTAATACGCAGCAAAATGAACAAGCTCCGCGTCTGTCAATTCAGTGCGAAGCTTGCTGACCGTCATTTTTAGTTCGCAGGCTAAGAAAAACTCAAAATTGAGCCAACTGTCCTGCTTCAATCGTTTTTTGCTTCTATCTCAACGTCTTCTCCAACTCCAAACAAAAACAGCTCAATTTCGTTTAAAACTGATTCCGGCAGCTGTCGTTGCAACTTGGGTGCGTCTGCAGGCGCAAATGCTTTAGTGCCATCTTCAAGCTCTGCTTTTTGGCACAGCATTTGTGTGCTGACATCTAACGCCTCATCGTTACCGGCAAGGCTTTGAGCTTTTTTGCGGTCTGCGCGTGTGATTGGCGCAAAATACAAATTTGCCAATACTTCACCAGCCTCGTTTTTTAGCGCAAATTTACGACGCTGGTTAAGGTCAAATGCCTCAACCAGCAAATCAACAGTGCGCTTAGAGGCAACCATGCAATCAATAAAGTGATTGCTTAAACTATAGCTCTATTACTCCAGGTTGGAAGTAATAGTGCCAGAGGTCACAAAGCTGCAGGTGACAACATCAAGCTCACCGACGGTGGAAGTAATTTCCGCATCGGTAATAATCCCGGCGAAAGCAACGCTGTCAGTGCCTGAAGTGCTGCCTGTCGTAAACAGCTCAAAGCTTGCATCTGTTGCGTCATTTACCTTCACGACGTCTTCGATAAACCCAGCCTGACCAGTTGCATCAGGGTCGTAAATAAGCTCGACAGTGCCTTCGCCTGAAATCAACCCACCAACAAAATTGCGAAACGTATCACCATGATCTGTGGTTTCATACGTTTCCTTGGTGATTGTCAGGCTCCAGCTTCTGGTGCCGACAACAGTT